GGTTTTTAATTTCTATAGGCCAAAACTAAAAAGGACGGAGTGATCGTAGTGTGGGATCAACTAAGCACACAAGTGAATGAAGCCCTGGTGAATGTGGCCGCAGGTCTGGTGGCCCTGGGCGCAGCCGCCGCATCGTACTACCTCAAGAAGGGCGCGGACAAGCTGAAAGCCGAAACCAGGAAAATCGAAGACCAGAACCAATCCCAGTTGATGTGGCACGCCATTGACCGGCTGGAGGATACAGCGGAAAAGGCTGTCACCAAAACGGAGCAGACCGTGGCCGAGCAGTTAAGGCAGGCTGTGAAGGATGGCAAAATGGATCGTTCCGAACTGGTCGCCCTGGGCCAAAAAGTTTGCCAGGAAGTTCTCCAGATGCTGGAGCCTGACGTTGTCAACGTGCTTTCAGAAAACCTGGGAGATTTGCAGGCATATGTGGAGAGCACTGTTGAGACCCAGGTTAACCGGCTGAAAGAAGCAAAAGCAAAGCTGGCCGGCTAAAGACCCCCCCTCCCCTACTGCCAGCCCGGAAGCGAGGTGTAAAGGTGAACTGGTGGGTATTGTTGCCGACAGTGGCCAGTGTAATTGTCGGCATCATTGGCTTTTTAATGCGGCGTTCTATCGCCGAGATGGACAAAAAAATTGATGACATGGGTAAAAAAATGGACCAGTCAAACGCGCGAATGGAACAGAAGCTGGACCAGTCAAACGCGCGGCTGGAGCAGTCATTGGGTGAGCTTCGGAAAGAGTTTTATGACTACAGGGACAAGGCCGCCGAGGAATTTGTCAGAAAGACGGACTTTATCCTTGCAACTTCCGATATCGGCAAGAAGCTGGATAAAGTCTACGATATTCTGTTGGATATGAAAGGACGGGGACATTAATGAACCAGGAAGAGCGGGAAAGGAAAAAACTCATGAGCAAGATTGTCGCTCATGACTTCGCCGAGCTGAACGGTGCGATCATGCGGACCATCAGCACGGTGTTCAAGGCCCGGTGGTTCAAGGTGGCTGACCTGCAGGTGGCTTTTCGCGGCCAGGAAGATGAAATGCTTGAGTCGCTAAATTACCTTGAGAAGGCGGGATACCTGGAAGCCAGGGATATTGACAGCAAGGCCAAGGTGGAAATACAGTACGCCGAACCGGATGAAACGGAGGCGGTTTTAACGGCCAAGGGTATCCGTCTGGTCAAATACTTTGAAACTGACGACGCCGTGAACATGTAAGGGGATGATGGCATGGCCAGGCGCACCAGGAGCAAAATTGACGCCCTGCCTCCGGAAATCAAAGAAACCGTGGAGCAGATGATCCTTAATCCGGTGCAGTTCACGTATCAGGACATTTCAGAGTACCTCGAAGAGCAGGGGTACAGTATATCCTACGTGGCGGTATTTCGTTATGCAAGACGGTTTAACGCCAACATTCAAATGGTGGCTGCAGCGCAAGAGAATTTCCGGCGCCTGGTGGAGGAGATGGATAAATACCCGGATCTGGACTTTACGGAGGCTATTCACCGTATTTTGGCTCAGAAGCTGATAGACCGCATATCTTCCGCTCCGGACGAAGAATGGGCCATGCTGGATATGGACAAAGCAGTCAAGGACGCTGTATCCCTTGGCCGCGCCGCCGCCTATAAAAGGCGCACGGACGCGCAGGTCCGGGATAAGCAGGAAGCCGGCCTGGAAGAATTCAAGGCACTCATATTTAACGCTCTGGCCAAAGAGCGGCCCGAGCTATACCGGCAGGTCACTCAGTTTCTTAACGAGAAGAAGCGCCAGGGCCTGGATGGCAGCGCCGGGGAGGAACAGGCATGAACTGGTATGTGATCCACTGCCTGACCGGACGGGAAGAAGAAGTGATGTCCCGCGTTCAGGGCGCCGGTATCAAAGCGGTGGTCCCCAGGCGTCTGATGAAAGAACGCCGCAGCGGCACTTGGCGCAATGTGGAGCGAACAGTGTTCCCGGGCTATGTGTTCGTCCAAACGCGGATGACGCATGCCGATTATTACGCTATCAGGTACGTTCCCGGGGTGATCAGGGTCCTGGGCAATAGCCGCCCGCAGCCGCTTCAGGAAGAGGAAGTCACGCTGATCCTGAAGCTTACCATGGACGAAGATCCCATGGGGTTGTCCGAAGTGTTTGTGGATGGCGGCAAGGTGACGGTGATTTCCGGGCCGCTCAAGGGCCTGGAAGGCTATATTGTCAAGCTGGACGCAAGACGGTTCCGGGCAAGGGTAAACATCACCATCTTGGGGGAGCCAAGGATTGTTGAACTCGGCGTCAACGTCATTCAAAAAACCTGATACCCGCTCGTGTTTGATTCGTCGCATGGCCGGGTTGAAAGGGGTAAAAGCTGGGGTGACGACCGGATGAAAAATCCGGGGGGCGAAGCTTGCCCAAAAAGGATATAAGCCAATATAAAGGATACCGTTTAAAACCGTTTAAAACCCCTTTAAAACCTTTTAAAAAAACTGCGGTAATGGTTTTATACAAGCCACCTTCAAAATGGGCCGCTAAAACCTCAAACACAAAAACCTTTTAGAGCACCCCCCTTGAATTGGAGGGTTATTTTTGTGCTGAAAATAAACCGTCAGGCCCAAAGCATCCAGGCGCTGCAGGAGGCCATTGAGGAAAATCAAAAACGTTCCCAAAGCCAGGAAAAGATACTGGATAATGAGGCCAGGAAGTTATTTGAAAGCTACGTAAAACGTGGTTCCGGCCAGGACAGGCGGGAACTGTGGGAAGCATATCTAAACGGGGCGGCGCTCACAGGTCCCGATGGTCTCAGGAAAAAACTCGGCGCCATTGATTTGGAGTATTTTGGCCGGGCTTATCTGGGCCATTATTTCACCAGGGAAACGCCGGAGTTTCACCGTGATCTGGACCGGATTTGGCAGAACGGAGTACTCAAGGGCAAGATACCTCTTCAGGAGGATACCGTGGCGCATATCAGGCGGCTGCCCGGCTGCCGGCGCGCGGTAGCTGCGCCAAGAGGTCACGCCAAGTCAACCAATTTGACCTTCAAGGACGCACTGCACGCCATTGTTTACGGGTACAAGCCATATATCCTGATCCTTTCCGACTCATCCGACCAGGCGCAGGGGTTCTTGTCAGACATACGAGAAGAACTGGAGGAAAACCGGGCCATTAAAGAAGATTTCGGTGACCTCCAGGGGAAAAAGGCCTGGCGTGAGGACGTCCTGCTGACGGCAACGGGCATTAAAATTGAGGCCATTGGCAGCGGCAAGAAAATCCGGGGCCGTCGGCACAAGAACTGGCGGCCCGCGCTGATCGTCCTGGATGATATCGAAAATGACGATAACGTCAGGACGCCCGAGCAGAGGAAGAAGCTGGAGAACTGGTTCTTCAAGGCGGTCAGCAAGGCTGGCGACGACTACACCGACATCGTATACATCGGGACTATTCTGCACTACGATTCCCTTCTCTCCAAGGTGCTGAAGAACCCGGCCTACCAGTCGGTAAAGTATAAAGCGGTCATCTCCTGGGCCGAGCGTAAAGACCTGTGGGACAAATGGGAAGAAATTTACATCGACCTGGACAACGAAAACCGGGAGCAGGATGCCCTGGCCTTTTACGAGGCCAATAAGAAAGAGATGCTGAAGGGCACCAGGGTCTTGTGGGAAGATAAGCTTTCTTATTATGACCTGATGGTGATGCGGGTATCAGAGGGCGAAGCATCGTTCAACAGCGAAGAACAAAACGAACCCATCAACCCAGAAGATTGCTTGTTCAATGAAGAATGGTTCGAATATTACAACGAGGCAGCCATTGATTTCCGGGAGAAACGGTTCCGCTTCTATGGCTTCGTCGACCCCTCCCTGGGGGGCAAGGGCAAAAAGAGGAAAAGCGACTTTTCCTCCATCATCACTTTGGCCGCAGATGGCCAGACGGGCTATCTGTATGTGCTGGACGCTGATATCGAACGGCGCCACCCCGACCGGATCATCGAGGACATTCTGGAGAAGGAACGCTGGCTGAAATTAACCTACGGGCACGGCTACACCCTGTTCGGCTGCGAGACAAACCAGTTTCAATGGTACATGAAAGAACAACTGGCGCGGCGCAGCGCTGAGGAAGGCATATACCTGCCCATTGAAGAGGTCGACCAAACCGGCGACAAACACGGACGTATCCAGACCCTGCAGCCGGACGTCAAAAACCGGTACATCAAATTCAACGCCCGGCATAAGCGGCTGCTGGAGCAGTTGAGACACTTTCCTCTGGCCGACCATGACGACGGGCCGGACTCCCTGGAGGCCTGCCGGACCCTGGCCAGGGCAAAGCGGCAGATTGACCAGGGGCTGCTCAACGTTTTGAAAAAACTCAAGATTTACGGGTGAGATGAATGAAAAAACCAACATGGCTGAAAAAGGCCGCCGGCGAGATCTCAAAGCTCCGGAACGTTTTCAGTATGTTTACTTCGTATTGGGCGCTGCGCACCGGCTCGTATTTTTCGGCATATAAGCTCGATTCCAGCCGGGTCGATTATACTAAGGCCAGGGCACTATACGATAATACCGATGACAAATATAAGCTGGGCGCCGGTTTCTCTAAGCCAGTCATCAATACCACGGCTGGTTTTATGGGCGTCCCGAGGTTTAAGTCTGAAGACGATACGGCTCAGGAAACCCTGGATGAATTTTTTAGCAATAATACATCACGGATGATGCAAGTGCAGCGTAACGCCATGCGGGACGGCGACTGGTTTGTCTGGATCACCCGGGAAGAAAACCGCGAGCAAGCTCTTTATCCGGAGCAAAAGGCCAGGCTGGTTTTCAACATGTTGCCGCCAGAGCAAGTGGTACAGATTATTAAGGACCCTCTCTTCAACAATCAGGTCAAAGAGTATGTCATCCAGGCGGCCCACGATTGGCTGGATGATCTGGATAACCCGAAAAAAGCTTTGGTGATTCAGCGGATTTCCGCTAACAAACGGAGCATCCGCGTATTAGGGGATATCCCGCCTGGGATGGAACCCTATATGGAAGAAGACAACCCCTGGGGCTTTATCCCCATCGTTCATTTTAAAAATGAAGGGGATGCCGCCATGGAATTCGGACAGAGCGATCTTGAACCCATCGAACCGTTCCTGAAGGCATACCATGATGTGCTGCTTCACGCGCTGCAGGGCAGCAAGATGCACAGTACGCCGCGCCTCAAGTTCAAGCTCAAGGACCTGGCCGCCTTTTTGAGAAACAATTTTGGGATTACCGACCCGTATGCTTTCGCCAGCCAGGGAGGCACCATCAGCCTGGACGGCCATGAGTTTTTCCTTTTTTCCGATGATGAGGACGCCGAGTTCATTGAGGTCAAAAGCGCCATCGGCGACACCACCGAACTGTTGAAGTTTCTATTCTACTGCATTGTGGATACATCCGAAACTCCGGAGTTTGCCTTCGGCGTCCACACACCCAGTTCTCTGAGTTCGGTTAAGGAACAGATGCCCATCCTGGTGCGTAAAATCGCCAGAAAACGGGAGCAATTTACGGAGAGCTGGCAGCGCCTGGCCCGCATTGTGTTGGCCATGACGGCCCAGGCGGGAGAGAAAAAGGCCGGTACCTACGCTACGGTGCTGGAATGGGATGAAGTAGATCCCAGGGATGAAAAGGACGTGGCCGAAATCCTGGATAAAGTGACCACCGCCCTGAAGACCGCCCTGGAAGTGGATATCATCAGCCATGAGGCCGCCGTGGAGTTTTTAAAACAGTACATCAGCACCATGAATGACTACATCAGTGATGATCCGGAAATACCGGGAGAACGGGAGCGGATCATGAAAACCCGGCTGCAAAAAATGCGGCTGGAGGATGCTCAGTTTCTGGATGAACAAAAAGCCAAAATTGACCGGGAACTGGCCGGGGGAATAGATAATGCCGCCTGATGAAATCATCCAGACCAAGGATGCCGCCGGCGCCTATGCCCGTTTTGCCCTGGAGGCAAGAAAGAAATTTATCGCCATCAGAGAACGCCAGGACCCGCAGATCCGCGCCAAGTATATCAGCCTGGCGGATAGAGTTGCCTCCCGCATCGGCGACACGGACAGGCCATTGTCGCCATTTAAGCAAACTCACCTGAAACAGGTTGAACAGATGCTGCGGGGAGAGGCGGACAGACTGCGCGGCGGATTAACCGATGTACTGCGCCGGGATGTTAAGGATTCCGTGGAGGCCGGTTCCGGCATATCTTCAGGGATCACTTTTAAACTTCTTAAGGAAGGCGGGGTGAGAATTGACGACGATATCCGGGCGTCCTTCTACCGGGTCAATAACCGTGCGGTGGAGGCCATGTGGCGCCAGCATACCAAGGGTTTAAAACTGTCCGACCGGATCTGGCAGCAGGGAGAAAAAGCCCAAGAAGCCATCCGGAACATCCTGGAGGAAGCTGCGGCCACCGGACAGAGCGCAATGGAGACAGCCAGGCTGCTGCAGCAGTATGTACGGAAGGATGCCCTGACGCTGGCCAAGGATTACCCCAATCTGATGCACCGGCTTAAGGGCAGGATACCTAATGACATTTCCTATGAGGCTTTGAGGTTGGCCAGATCGGAAACCAGCAAAGCATATTGGAATGGTGTTATCGAATCGGCCCGCAATTCGCCTAGTTACAAGGGAACAAAATGGATTTTAAACCGTTCCCACCCGGTAACGGATATCTGCGATGTCTATGCCGACCATGACGAAGGGTTGGGCTACGGCGTTTACGCACCGGGAAGCGAACCGAGATACCCGCATCCAAACTGTATCTGCACCATTGTGGCTGTTCATGAGCAGCCGGAGGAATTCCTGAAAAAGCTGAAAAATTGGAAAGAACAAGGGCCGAGTCCGGAAACGCTGAAGATTGAGAATTGGTACCAGCGCGTGCATGGACAGCCAGTTGAAGAAATCAAAGGACTGCCGGTGTACAACATGACGCCTGGTTATGATGATGCGGCAGACCGGGAAGTAATCAGCCGGGCGCTGGAGAAATTGCCGGAACTCCACGTCAACCTACTCAAAGCCATGGATGTCCAGATCGGTACGGGGTGGACGGAAGGCCAGTCCCGCTATGACGTACTGGGAAGGATGCATCTGCTGGCGAAGGGGGTAGAAGAAGATTCAGTAATTCACGAAGTTGGCCACGCCATAGAAGATTTCCTGCAGGTATACCGGATGAAGGAATTCGCAAGGGTTTTAGAGAATGGAATACCACTGGAGGAAATCACCTGGGGGAATTTTGTAGAGGATGACAGCTTTGAAAGGCTGATTTTACGCCTCCACCACCCGAAGATAGAAAAGTTTATCAGCCTGTATCAATCCCGCCTATTGGAAGCGGTCGGAATCATCCACCAAAAGGATGGCAAATGGCGATTCAATCCGCAGAGCCTGCGGGAATACTTTGCGGAAGGTTACCGGGAATACGTTATGAATCCGGAGAACTTGAAAGCAAAAGACATTTTACTTTTTAAATTTATTCGGGAGTTGATGGGTGATGGATAAGCTGGCCATGTCTGAGGATACGGTACAGCGCATCTTAAAGGCCGGTACATACAGAGAATGCCTGGAAATTCTGAAGGAATCATTTCCCGGTACCTGGCCGGAAGTGCATCCCAATCAACTGCCGGATGCGGTCAACCGTCATATCCTGGCCGTAATGAAATGGGGCGCCGGAGAATTATATGACCCGCCGCCGGACCCAAATGGGATATCCCGGTTTTCGTACAAAGAGTAAGCCCAAAATCTTATTTAAAACGGTTTAAACAGCGGATAAGAGCCTTTTAAAGGGCTTTTATTTTTTTACAAATTTTAAAAAGGGAGGTGAATTCATGAAGGCATACTGGTTACACCGGCCAGCGGGCGAAATGGCCGGCAATAATGAGGCGATGGTTTATCTCCAAGCCGGCATATCCGGTGAAATAAAACCGGAAGATATACCCTTGGCGCCGGGGGTAGACTTGACAACCCTTAAAGCCGGTGACGAAGATCCGCTGGAGGTGGTTGTAGAGGTTCCTGCAGGCAGGTCCAAGCGGGGTTGGAATTACAAACCGGAAGCTATACAGGCGATTGTCAGACACGTTCAGGAAAAGACCCTTTCCGGTTTCCTGGGACATCAGAAGCCGGAAGATGTGGAAAGCGAGTTCAAGCCGCCGGTAACTCACTGGATAGGCGCCATCTGGAAAGATGGAAAAGCCTATTTTCGTGGTGTAGTTGACGGTGCGGCCAAAGACCTGAAACGATGGATCAGGTCCAACCGTGTCAACCAGGTTTCTATTTTCGGTGTCCCGAAGCTCGTGAAAGTCGCCGGGGAAACGCAGGTGGTGGATTATATGCCCCTGTCCATCGACTGGACGCCCCTGGACAGGGCCGGGATGCCGACTCGTATTGTAGCCACTGGAGAGATGGACCATATCATTGGAGGTGGACAAACCGTGAATTTTCAGGAATTAATCGCATTGTTGAAAAAAATGCTGAATGGCCGGGAGATCACCCTTGGGCAGTTGGCCGGTGAAATGGGCTGGACGGCCCTCTCCCTGGCCGGCGAACTGGACGCCAAATGGTTTGAGGCTGTGAAGAACAACGAGGAATTGCTGGGTAAAGTCCGGGAGGCCCTGGGGGTCACCGGCGAGATGGATGTATTGGCCAGGGCCAAGGAAGCCTTTGAAGCGCTGGAAGAGAAGAAAAAAGCCGGCCAAGCGGAGTTGGTTGACCAGGTCCTCAAAGAAAAAGTCAGCGGTGAAATTGCCCAGTCTCTGGTTAAAAGGATGCTGATAGTGCCGGAAGGCGCCACCAAAGAACAGATCGCCGGGGAGATTGACAAGGTGCTGAATGACCAGGCGTTAAAAGGCGCTCTGAGCAAGCTGCTTATTGACCGGCCCGTTTTCGCCGGCGGTGGACAGAAAACAAAAGAATCCGGCGGCATGCTGGTGGCCAGGAAGGTGAATATATGAGTCTGGTCAGGTTCAATCCCCAGTCACAATCCTTCGTCAGCAATGGCGCCGGCGGGAAATTTGAAAGCCGCCCCGTCCGCCGCCAGGGTATAGTCAAGAACACGCCGGCGCAGCAGCCCGGGCCGAAGGTGCTGTCAGCCGGAAAGCAGGCTTCGCAGCCGGCGCAAATTTTAAGCTAAGGAGGTAAGAATCGTGGGCAGAAAAGTTAGTGACGGTCAATCCGTAAGGGTGAGCGTGCCGGCGAATACGGTTATCACACAGGGTAATTTCTATTTGTTGGACGGTTTCTTTGGCATGGCAGTGCAATCTATGGAAACCGATGCCGGCGGCCAGGTAATCAGCTTTAACGGCTCCACAGTCCCGCCCGGGGTGGTGCCGGCGGAAGTGACCCTGAACATTGAGCCTGCGGAATATGAAACCAGTCAGATAACCGTGGCTGACGCCTTTGCCAAGGGCGACAAGATATTCTGGTCAGCAGGCACCAGCCTTTTAACTACGGCGCCCAACAATGACGCCAACGGGAACCCGCAGAACCGGCCTGTGGGCCGCGTGACTCAAGCAAAGGATGCCAACAATGTTATCTGGTTTAAGCTTGGGCCGCAGGTCCTGGCCCACTAATGGAGGTGGAAAGCTTTGAAAATCATAAGCAGTGAAATTCTGAAGGAAGCCCGCCGCAAGCAGACCGTCGAGGTTGATGTGCTGTACATCTCCCCCACTGGTGAAATAAGGACGGTTAAAAAGAAGATCGTTAACGGCGAGATGGAAGTCTTTGAGTTGACCAGACCCATGGGTGAAATGATCACCACTCCCGCCGGGTTGGAAAACATCGTGCAGAAATCGGTTATTGACCTGGAGTTGGGCCGTGAGAGCGTTCCCCTGCTCTACTCCCCTATCTACCGCCGGGTAGAAGATCCCAATTTCACTGAATTCGTAGACGTAAAGCCCTTTACCGGTGCAAATGTGATTTTCTTGGTCCATGCGGAACTGGAGGAAGTAAAGTTCGGCACCCGCAAGATCGGTGTCAAAGATACGGTGCCCATCATCACCTACGCCGCCGGCCTGCAATGGACCGAGGACATGGTACTGTACGACAAGACCTGGGAAATGGCCGAGGCAAACAGGTCTTTCGGCGAGGCGTACAACGCCCTGCTGAATCACATTCATTTTAACCCCATCATAAATTTCAATTATGCGGCAAAGAACAAAACCGCAGCGGATAACACGGGCGCCACGAAGCTGGAAAAGTTACGCAACACCATCAAGGCCGGGCTGATTCATGCGTCCCAGGACAAGAACACGGATACCAAAAGCCCGAGACGGCCCAACATTCTGCTGGCCCATTCCAGCCAGCGCTGGGATATTGAGGAATGCCTGCAGCGCATGCAGGTCGGCGGCACCGTCTATCCGGCCATCAGCCAGATCGACACCCTCATTTTCTACGACGGCTGGAGCACTGTGGTGGGTGAAAAAACTTACGAGTACACCGGCGTGCCCACCAATAAGGCGTACCTTATCGAGGGACAGAAGTATTTCAGGGAATTGGTCAAGCACGACCTGCGCATCGACGCTTCCGGCGCCGACATTACCCGCCTGGTGGAAGACGCTATGGTGGGCAGGGCGCGCCGTGGCGTGATTGCTTCCCCCGCCAACGCGGTGGAAGAACTGACCCTGCCGGCATAACTGTAGAAGGGGGCGCAGAATATGACCCCAACGGCAGAACTGCGGACCAGGCTCAGGAAATACCTGAATGAAATCATCCCTGCCGGTAAGACGGACGCCGACACCAGGTTCCTGGATTCGGAACTGAATGAACTGCTGACAGAAGCCGTAAACGTCTATCAGGCGGCCAGCAAAGGATGGGTCATTAAAGCAAGCCTGCTGCAGGGCGACATTGAGAGTTACAGCGTGGGCCAGGAGAAATATGACCTGACATCCCTAAAAGACCAGCTGGCACATGCTATAACCATGGCTGAACAATATGCTTCCCTGGGCAGAACAGCAAGCAGCCAGATCACCTCCGGGGTCATCCTCAAAATGACTAAGCCGGAGGTGATCTAATGGCCGATCCGGTGACATTGCGGCGTAAAAATACACTTTGGTCCATTGATCAAAACCCGGTGACCATCATCATAACCAGAAAGGAAAAGGTAGAAACGGAGGGCCGCTTTGCCGAGAACACATCGCAGGTTGGCCCTTTTACCGTTCGTGTATTCCAGGCAAATGACCGAGATGTCAAGACAGACACTCACCTGGTGGGTACCAGGATGATTGACGCGGGTTGGGGCCTTTTGGCCGACTGGCAGGCAGACTTGCGGGCAGGTCCCAATGTCCGGGACGAATTTGAACTTCCCGGCCTGGGTGTTTTTGTAGTCAAGGCGGTGTATCCGCAAAGGGTCCTCGGGCAAGTAGCCGGCTACCAGGCGGAGTTGGAGAAGGTGAGCTGATGGGACTGGATATAGGGAGAAAAGTGGAGGAATTTATGCGGCGCAAAATGGCCGGGTTCCACATGCTTCTTGATTCCTGGTCCGGCACCATGGAAAACTACGCCAAGGAGAAAGCGCCCTGGGAAGACCAGTCCGGTCATGCCAGGCAGGCTATCCACTCCGGAGTGGATATAGAAAGCGACGGGTTTCATCTGTACCTGGCCCACGGCAAGGAGTACGGTCCTCTTCTGGAAAGAGGCACCGGAATTTACGGGCCTTACAAGAAGCCCATTGAGCCGGTCAACGCTAAAGCGCTCGTCATTCCCGGTTTTGTAAATCCAAAAGACCCGAGTAAGCCGCTGATAGTGCGGCGTACAAAAGGCATGAAGGCCAAGCCTATACTGAAGCCTACCATACAGGCCCACAAGGATCGCCTGAAAAGGACAATCCGGGAGTACTGGAAGGATGATTAACGGTGCGGGAAGCCATACGGCAGCAATTAATTAACGCGGTGCCTGACATCAGCGGGCGTGTCTACGAACCCCATGCCGCCAGCGCAAAAACGGCCAAGCCGTACCTGGTGTTGCTGCAAGGTCCGGAAGATGAGGAAAGCGCCTGGGTCAACTTCCAGCGGACAGTGGAAATCTGGCCATGTGTGGCCAGAACTACGTTCAAGGAGCTGGATATACTGGCCGCCAAAGTGGCGGCTGCCTTGGACAAGGTCAAGCTGGAAACTCAAGGCCTGGAAGCCTTCACCCTGATTTATCAGGGAGTACAGGGCGACGATACGGTTGTCGAGGAATGGGATGCCCTGACGCGCTGCCTGCGGTTTTCGATCCTGGCCTTGCAGCCGGCCCAGATTGCGGAAACAGTACCAGATGATCCGTGGCTGACGGCACTGGCAACATGGACGGCGGGAGTGCTTGGACAGGACTGGACGGTTTATTTGAACCGCTGGCCCCAAGGATATGTCCGGCCTTCGGTATTATGGCGGTTGTCAGGGTACCGGACTGAAAACGTTACCAAGACGATTTATAAAGTGAGCAGGCAGGTAAATGGCCACGTCCTGGGAAGAACACCGAACGAAGAAGCGGCGGCTACACTTCTTTTAATGGAAAAGCTGGAAGCGAGTATCAAGATACCTCTTAACCTCCAGGAAAAGAAATACATGACGCTGCAAAACCCCTTATGCGATCTGAAGGCCCATGCGATATTAAAAGGCCAGCTTACTTTTAACCTGTTCAGGTTTACCAGCAGCCCGGCGGCGGAAGTCCCGTTAATGATGCACGTATACAGCCGAGGAACAATGAATTGAGGTGATGAATAAGTGGCGAAAAGTGATAAGGAAGTGGCCGATATTCCGGTCGAGAGCAAATATCCCAGGGGGGAACTGATCGCTTATGCCCCGGCCATTTTCAAAGTGAACCCTGAAGTGGTGGTCGGCGCCCTGCACGGCAATACGGCAGAAGAATTGACCGTGTCCGAAGTGAGGCAAGCCGTGCAGAACTTTTTAGAAAGGAAGGTGAAATAACCTATGGCAGGTGGTATTTGGTCTGAAACAGAGAAACCGGTCCGCCCGGGATTCTATATGCGTTTTGTGGCGGCGGCCCTGGCGGCCATCCAGCCGGGTGCCAGGGGTATCCTGGCAATCCCGGTTAAAGCCAACTGGGGGCCGGCTGAAACGATTGTGGAGATTACCACTGAAAAAGAGCTTATAAGCACCTACAACACAGAAGAGACGGGAAATTACACCGCCTATCAGTGCATCCGCCTAGCCCTGCTTGGTGGAATAAAGACTGTCCTGGGTTACCGCCTGGTTGACGGGGCAGCTGCCAAGGCCAATATTTCACTCCAGGACGGTGCGGCGGCGAACGTGCTAAAACTGGAAACTAAATACCCATCAACCCGTGTGTTTAAGGTTACCACCAGGGACAACGCGGTGGACGGTACAAAGCAGGATCTGGTCCTCTATGAGGGTACTACCCAGTTATATGTCTTTACCTTTGCCAAGGGCGCGGCAGTGGTGGATAATGCTGTGGCCGCAATCAACGGTGATTCCAAGAACATCTGGATTGACGCTACAAAGTTGGCTGCCGGAAACGGAACCATCGCCAACGTGGTCAGCCAGCCCTTTGCCGGCGGTAATGACGGCACTGCCGGGGTAGTCAACGCCGATTATATTGATGCTATGACCGCCTTCGAGGCCAGGGTATTCAATGCTTTCACATTGGACGGGGCTACCGACGCGGCCTTGCAGACATCTGTTTCTGCATGGGTGCAGCGGCTGCGTAATGAAGGTAAAAAGATCATTGCCTATCTTGGCGGGACAGCTGCAAATGATGCCGACATCACGGTGGCCAATGCCAGGTCAACTGGCTTCAACCATGAAGGCATTGTTAACGTTGGGGTAAGCGCGTTATTGGATGGCGTCTGGTATCCCAGCAGCAAAGTAGCCTGCTACGTGGCCGGAAAAGGGACCGGCCAGGCGCTGCGGGAAAGTCTTACCTATGCTACAACACCCTTTGATGACGTGCAGCCCAGGCTGACTCACAATCAGGTGGTTAGTGCGCTGCAGGCCGGTACCCTGGTCTTGATTCATGACGGTGAAAAGGTGATCATCGAGCATGGTCTCAACACCCTCACTTCCCTGCGGGAAGGCCAGAATGGAGCCTTCAGAAAAATCAAGCCCATCCGGATCATGGATGCCATTGATGTAGACACCACCAAGGCAGCCCATAACAATTATGTCGGCAAAGTACTGAACAATGCCGACGGGCAGGCCGCATTGCTTTCCGCCATCAAGAAATATTTTGAGACACTGTCTCCCACCCTGATAGACAGTGATTTCACGGTGGAAGTTGACAAGGAACTGCAGGCCAACGCTGCCGGCGATGAGTTTTACTGGAAATGGAACGCCAGGGTGATTGACAGTATGGAAAAAATCTTCGGCACCGGCATAGTCCGCTATTAAAGGGATGGTGAAAACGAATGGAACCTGAACGCATTATAAACGGTTCTTTTGGTGAACTTTGGGAAGATGGCGTTCATCAACAGAACGTCGAGTCGGTCACGGCGGAAGTAAATATTGAGAAGAAGGATGTGCGGATTTCCGGAAGCCGGTGGGTGCATAAAAAGGTCGTAGGCTTGTCCGGCACCGGGACAATCTCGGGCTTTAAAGTGACCAGTGCCATGATACAAAAGCACGCCTGGGCGCAAGGCTCCCGGGGTGTTCCCACCAAGACGGAATTGATTTCAAAATTAGACGATCCGGAAGCCTTCGGACATGAGCGGGTCAGGCTGAAAAACGTCAGTTTCGACAAAGTTGTCCTGGCCAACTGGAAGCTCGGTGAACTTGTCACGGAGGAGATCCCGTTCACCTTTACCGAGTATGAACCGCTTGATCGCATTGAGGAGGCGTAAGAATGAACGAAAAAGCTATTCTGGACAAACTGCTTGCGGCCAGTGATGAACAGAACCTGCCCCAGCGAACGGTGGAAATCCGTCGGATCGGCCTGTCCTTGACCATGAAGGGGCTGAAAGAAGACGCACTGGAGAAACTCCAGAAACAATTCACTAATATTGAAAGGGTTCGCGGCGAAGAGATCGAGAAACTTGACCGGAAGCGCTACAACCGGGCTGTAATTGCTGCGGCGACCGTGGCTATTGACGGCAATAAAGAAGTCCGCTGGGATCACCCGGAACTGCTGGCGAAATACAATGCTTCCGGCGCCGAGCAGGTAATCAAGCGGGTGCTGCTGTCCGGCGAGATTATGCAATTGGCGGATGTCGTGCTGGAGCTTTCCGGATTCTATGATTCAGTTAAAGAAGTTGATCAGGTAAAAAACTCATTCGAGGACGCCGAATAGCCTTCCTGGTATGGGAAGCCGCCAAAGCCCTGGGGAAAACCCCGGGGGAAATATGGCGGCTTCCCGCAAAAGAAAGGAAGTTCATATTCGCGGCCTTGAGCTATGAATTTGAGCAGCAGGCCAAGAACAAGGTCAGGGGCCGGGGTGGTGAGATGAATGTCTGAAAAAGAAATATATCGCTATGACATAGTTATCGATGTCAACGATGAAGAAGCGGTCAGGCGGGCACAGGCTGCAGAAGAAAGACTGCATAAAATCTTTGACAAAATCGAAAAGCAGGCACGCACCTTGTCTAAGATAGAGGCTGTTCCTTCCACCCGGCTGGACGATAAGGTTACCGGCAAAACCCTGGCCGTTGAAAAAAAGCTGGAAAAACTTGATATGACCGTGGCGGAACCGGAAGCTACCCTGGAAGACCGGAAAGTAAATCAGAGAATCAGCCAGGTCACGGGCAAATTGAGAGATTTGACATCAAGAGCCTGGAAAGTGACGTTGTCGGTAAAGGATGAAGCCAGCGCTGTTCTGCACCGGGTTACCGGCGCCCTCACCAGCCCCATGACCATGCTTGGTGTTGGCGTCGGTGGCGCGGCTGGAATTGGTGTCCCATTGAAATTTGCAGGGGAAATGGAACAGGCCCAATTAGCCATGGATTTCTTTACGGAAAGCCCGGAAAAAGGCAAGAAATTCATGGATGAGATGATCAACTTTGCTGCTAAAACCCCCTTTGAATTCCCGTTTATCCGTGAATCAGCCACAGGCCTGATGGGCGCATACAAAGGTATGGGCATGGATGTCGATAAAGCCACGAAGGAAACAATGAGGTCTATTACGGCATTTGGTGACGCAGCCGGCTACACTGGCGCCGGGGAAGCCGGCATGAAACAGGCATTGCTTGGTTTTAGACAGATTGGAACAATAGGTAAGTTGCAGCTGGAAGAGCTTCGGCAAGTGACTGAAAACTTACTTATCCCCATGGAGCTTGTACGGAAAGAGCTTGGTTTAACAAAAGATCAAATGGCGGACATTGGCAAGCTTGACATTCCTGCTGAAAAGGCCATGGAGGCCATTGTCCGGGCAATGGAGAAAAACTTCGGCGGCGGGATGGAGAAATTATCAAAAACTTTACTTGGCCTCGTTTCTACCGTAAAAGACACGGCCCGGTTTACAGTAGGAGCCTTTGGTACCGGCATGGCGGAACCGGTAAAGCGGATACTTACGGACATTGTTGGCACGGCTGATTATACCAGTGACAAGTTTCAGGCTTTTATGAAAAAACTTGAAGGTGCGGGTAATCGTGTAGGAGAGTTCTTCGAGAAATCTTACAATAAGGCAAAGAAATTTTTTGAACAGCTTTCCATGGACGAAGAATTTCAGAAAATGGACTGGGGCGACAAGATCGTCTATGTCCTTGACCAAATGATGAAGGGTATGGATAAGTGGGTTACTGGTGACGGCGGGCAGCAGGCTGAAAAGGTATTTACCAAATTGGCCGAAATCGCCATGAGGGCATGGTTGACCGCTCTTGGCGGCATGGCCAAGGGATCTGCAGATGCCCTTCTACACGGTAATGTCACGGGAGCCGCTGCTCTAGCTGCAGGAACTGCGCTTTTGGGTGGCGGGATGGTAATGCGAGCTGGCTGGGGCGCCGGCAAAGGAATCTATGGTGCTGGAAAATGGGCAAAAGATAAGTTAGCCGGACAAGTAGTTAAATCCAATGCAGCAAGGTCTGCCTTGCTCGAAACGAACACTCTGGCAGCTGAAGTTGTCCAAGGCACGAAGGCCGTGGGTGGCCCTATGAGTATGATTCGTAATCTTTTCATGCCGGCCACAGGTACACAGCTTGGAGGGGAGATAGCAGCAGCGACAAGGCAGGCTGCAGTTTCGACGGGGCCTATTGCCGCTGTGAAGGAATGGTTTAATCTGGGACAGCGAGCTACCATTCCGGCGGTAGCCAGAGTAGAAGCCGCGACGGCAAAGCAAGCTGTCACGTCAGCAGCGGAAACAATGAAAGACCTCTCGACAGCCGCAAAAACAATTGGGCCAACTTCTGAGGTAATTGCTGCAAAAACTTCGACTTTAGCTACTGGTTCCAAAGCTATATATGGGCCATCTGGTGAGGTCTTGAAAGTCGTTAGCCCGGCGGTAGAAACCATCCCGGCAGCCGTATCAGAGGCCGGTGCAGGGTTATCCGGAACAAGTGGAGTTATGTCGATGTTTGGTAAGGTAGCTAAAGTGGCGGGTAAGGTGGCCATGCCTTTAGCGATAGCTGGCGAGTTGTATGACATTTCCAAAGCAGAGAATAAAGCCGCTGCGGCTGCCAAATCAATTGGCGGACTTGGTGGAGCATGGGCCGGCGCTAAACTTGGAGCAAGTGCCGGTGCTGGTATTGGAGCGTTTTTTGGTGGTATTGGAGCGGTCCCAGGTGCTGTCATTGGTTCTATTGTCGGTGGTCTCGGGGGTTACCTGGGCGGTAAATGGATTGCCGGTAAGGTAATAGAACCGGCCAAGCCACCCGAGGTAAAAGTACCAAAGGATTCCATGCCTGCTACCATGGGAGAAACCAGTGCTATTCTGGCCAGTTTTAACGCAAACCTGCAAAATCTTGCCACGGACATAACAGAGAAAATGAATGGCTGGGCAGAACAGGCATGGAATATTACAGCTGTCGCTACCGCCTTTGCGGCAAATCTCCAGGAGAAAGCCACAGATATAATATCTAAAATGGGCGGTTGGGGAGAACAGGCATGGAATATCACTGCTATATCGACGGCATTTGCAGCTAACCTTCAGAGTAAGGCTGATAGTATCATAGCCAACGGTGAGGCATTGTCCAGTGCCCTGGCAGGGGCTACGGCGCGCGCTGAAGCGCTGAGTGTACCATCCGTCGGTTCTGTACCAACTGTAGCGCACGCGATGGGCGGCATGTTTAATCGCCCTCATATGGGCCTGGTGGCCGAGGCAGGACCGGAAGTAATAATCCCTCTTTCTTCGCGGTTAAGGGACAGAGCCTTAAGCCTCTGGCAAATGGCCGGTGATTATTTGGGGGTTCGTCCTTATGCATCTGGTGGTTTTGCAGGATTTACACCAATACCAGCCACTATCCCCTCCCCTGCCCCTTCTAATATAGGGGGGGGATATAAATATAACGGTTGCTGGTATTACCGTACAATTATCGAATAATGAGTTGGATGAGGAAGCAGTTGCTTTGAGAATAGGTTGGCGTATTCTTCATGAAGTTAAAAAAAAGCTTGAGAATATGTCATGATAGAGGAAGGATTTTCCTACTCATGCGACGAAAAACCCTAATGAAAAATAAAAATATGTTGGAGGTGGTCACATGTACAGATTTAGTAAAATTATTATTATCATGGTCGCCTTATCAATGCTTTTTATGTTGACTGCATGTAGCGAAGGGACAAAAAACACTAATAGCAACCAACAGAGCCAGGGAACTCAGCAGGATGATAAGAGCAAACAACAACCCCAACAACAGACCAAGCAAGAAACACAGGAGGTATCAGAGCCTCCAAAAGATTTTAAAGAATGGCTTGTCTGGGTTGCCGAAAATGAAACCGGAAAAGAATCAAACCTTGGTAAGCCACGCATTAGCTCGGTTTATTTTCTTGATGAAAAACAAAGCAAAGTCTTCTTATCTCTTTGGGTGGACGAAAACTTAGCTGCCAGTATGATGAGAGATGGGTTGCTTGTCAAATCTACCCGATTGCTTTACAAAATATTTAATGATCAACGTGCTTCGGAAGTAACTTTAGAATGGCTCTACCCCATGAAAAATGCTAATGGTCAAGAAACAGAAATAGTGATAATGCTGGTGCGAATGAAAAGAGAAACAGCCAGCAAGATTAACTGGAAAGAATTTAGACCATTTGATCTGCCGACGGTAGCAGACAAGTACACAGTACATCAGCAATTGCAATAGGTGGTGCCCTTATGGATTTTTACCTTAGAGAACCATATGGCCCCCAGCTTCACCTTCCGGTTAACCCGTCGGAAGTAACCATCCGGCGAGAAAAACGATACGAAACAGTCAATATAATTAATTTGGGAGAAGTCGATTTCCCAATGGGTGAAAAGGTAAAAGAAATTACCTTTTCTTCTTTTTTCCCCGCTGAGTACGATTCGTATTGTAATTACCCGGACATACCAGATCCCCAGGAGGCCATGAATCAGCTTACAGCGTGGATGATGAGCAAAAAGCCNGTGAGGCTGATCATCACTGAAACCATTATCAACGTTCTGGTGTTAATATCAGCGCATACCACTAGCTTAAAAAGCGGTGAGCCTGGTGATGTCTATTTTGACTTGACCTGCCGTACATGGCGGGAAATCAAAGTAAGGACAGCGGCAGAGGCTGCGGCACCTGTAATGTCCCCAGGTATTGCGGCAGAACCAAGGCCTGATGTGAAGCCGGTGCCGCCAACGTATAAAGTGAAACCGGGAGACTCATTGTGGGCCATTGCGAAGCTGCAATACGGCTCCGGCTCCAAATGGAAGGACATATATGAAGCCAACAAAGGCTTAATAGGTCCCGATCCGAACCTGATTTCTTCCGGAATACAGTTGGTGATGCCGGCATGATCAACCCCGGCCTCAATAAATATGACGGTTGACCGCATCCGGCAGTTGATTGGGATGCACTTCCGGCCAGGTACCGGGAAATGATTCCTTCAGAATTTCCAGGCATTCTCTGTATGTACCGGCCTTTAAGATGCGCTGTACCGTATCCTCAGACATGGCCAGCTTATCCATCACCCATCAACTCCCGAATAAATTTAAAAAGTAAAATGTCTTTTGCTTTCAAGTTCTCCGGATTCATAACGTATTCCCGGTAACCTTCCGCAAAGTATTCCCGCAGGCTCTGCGGATTGAATCGCCATTTGCCATCCTTTTGGTGGATGATTCCGACCGCTTCCAATAGGCGGGATTGATACAGGCTGATAAACTTTTCTATCTTCGGGTGGTGGAGGCGTAAAATCAGCCTTTCAAAGCTGTCATCCTCTACAAAATTCCCCCAGGTGATTTCCTCCAGTGGTATTCCATTCTCTAAAACCCTTGCGAATTCCTTCATCCGGTATACCTGCAGGAAATCTTCTATGGCGTGGCCAACTTCGTGAATTACTGAATCTTCTTCTACCCCCTTCGCCAGCAGATGCATCCTTCCCAGTACGTCATAGCGGGACTGGCCTTCCGTCCACCCCGTACCGATCTGGACATCCATGGCTTTGAGTAGGTTGACGTGGAGTTCCGGCAATTTCTCCAGCGCCCGGCTGATTACTTCCCGGTCTGCCGCATCATCATAACCAGGCGTCATGTTGTACACCGGCAGTCCTTTGATTTCTTCAACTGGCTGTCCATGCACGCGCTGGTACCAATTCTCAATCTTCAGCGTTTCCGGACTCGGCCCTTGTTCTTTCCAATTTTTCAGCTTTTTCAGGAATTCCTCCGGCTGCTCATGAACAGCCACAATGGTGCAGATACAGTTTGGATGCGGGTATCTCGGTTCGCTTCCCGGTGCGTAAACGCCGTAGCCCAACCCTTCGTCATGGTCGGCATAGACATCGCAGATATCCGTTACCGGGTGGGAACGGTTTAAAATCCATTTTGTTCCCTTGTAACTAGGCGAATTGCGGGCCGATTCGATAACACCATTCCAATATGCTTTGCTGGTTTCCGATCTGGCCAACCTCAAAGCCTCATAGGAAATGTCATTAGGTATCCTGCCCTTAAGCCGGTGCATCAGATTGGGGTAATCCTTGGCCAGCGTCAGGGCATCCTTCCGTACATACTGCTGCAGCAGCCTGGCTGTCTCCATTGCGCTCTGTCCGGTGGCCGCAGCTTCCTCCAGGATGTTCCGGATGGCTTCTTGGGCTTTTTCTCCCTGCTGCCAGATCCGGTCGGACAGTTTTAAACCCTTGGTATGCTGGCGCCACATGGCCTCCACCGCACGGTTATTGACCCGGTAGAAGGACGCCCGGATATCGTCGTCAATTCTCACCCCGCCTTCCTTAAGAAGTTTAAAAGTGATCCCTGAAGATATGCCGGAACCGGCCTCCACGGAATCCTTAACATCCCGGCGCAGTACATCGGTTAATCCGCCGCGCAGTCTGTCCGCCTCTCCCCGCAGCATCTGTTCAACCTGTTTCAGGTGAGTTTGCTTAAATGGCGACAATGGCCTGTCCGTGTCGCCGATGCGGGAGGCAACTCTATCCGCCAGGCTGATATACTTGGCGCGGATCTGCGGGTCCTGGCGTTCTCTGATGGCGATAAATTTCTTTCTTGCCTCCAGGGCAAAACGGGCATAGGCGCCGGCGGCATCCTTGGTCTGGATGATTTCATCAGGCGGCATTATCTATTCCCCCGGCCAGTTCCCGGTCAATTTTGGCTTTTTGTTCATCCAGAAACTGAGCATCCTCCAGCCGCATTTTTTGCAGCCGGGTTTTCATGATCCGCTCCCGTTCTCCCGGTATTTCCGGATCATCACTGATGTAGTCATTCATGGTGCTGATGTACTGTTTTAAAAACTCCACGGCGGCCTCATGGCTGATGATATCCACTTCCAGGGCGGTCTTCAGGGCGGTGGTCACTTTATCCAGGATTTCGGCCACGTCCTTTTCATCCCTGGGATCTACTTCATCCCATTCCAGCACCGTAGCGTAGGTACCGGCCTTTTTCTCTCCCGCCTGGGCCGTCATGGCCAACACAATGCGGGCCAGGCGCTGCCAGCTCTCCGTAAATTGCTCCCGTTTTCTGGCGATTTTACGCACCAGGATGGGCATCTGTTCCTTAACCGAACTCAGAGAACTGGGTGTGTGGACGCCGAAGGCAAACTCCGGAGTTTCGGATGTATCCACAATGCAGTAGAATAGAAACTTCAACAGTTCGGTGGTGTCGCCGATGGCGCTTTTGACCTCAATGAACTCGGCGTCCTCATCATCGGAAAAAAGGAAAAACTCATGGCCGTCCAGGCTGATGGTGCCTCCCTGGCTGGCGAAAGCATACGGGTCGGTAATCCCAAAATTGTTTCTCAAAAAGGCGGCCAGGTCCTTGAGCTTGAACTTGAGGCGCGGCGTACTGTGCATCTTGCTGCCCTGCAGCGCGTGAAGCAGCACATCATGGTATGCCTTCAGGAACGGTTCGATGGGTTCAAGATCGCTCTGTCCGAATTCCATGGCGGCATCCCCTTCATTTTTAAAATGAACGATGGGGATAAAGCCCCAGGGGTTGTCTTCTTCCATATAGGGTTCCATCCCAGGCGGGATATCCCCTAATACGCGGATGCTCCGTTTGTTAGCGGAAATCCGCTGAATCACCAAAGCTTTTTTCGGGTTATCCAGATCATCCAGCCAATCGTGGGCCGCCTGGATGACATACTCTTTGACCTGATTGTTGAAGAGAGGGTCCTTAATAATCTGTACCACTTGCTCTGGCGGCAACATGTTGAAAACCAGCCTGGCCTTTTGCTCCGGATAAAGAGCTTGCTCGCGGTTTTCTTCCCGGGTGATCCAGACAAACCAGTCGCCGTCCCGCATGGCGTTACGCTGCACTTGCATCATCCGTGATGTATTATTGCTAAAAAATTCATCCAGGGTTTCCTGAGCCGTATCGTCTTCAGACTTAAACCTCGGGACGCCCATAAAACCAGCCGTGGTATTGATGACTGGCTTAGAGAAACCGGCGCCCAGCTTATATTTGTCATCGGTATTATCGTATAGTGCCCTGGCCTTAGTATAATCGACCCGGCTGGAATCGAGCTTATATGCCGAAAAATACGAGCCGGTGCGCAGCGCCCAATACGAAGTAAACATACTGAAAACGTTCCGGAGCTTTGAGATCTCGCCGGCGGCCTTTTTCAGCCATGTTGGTTTTTTCATTCATCTCACCCGTAAATCTTGAGTTTTTTCAAAACGTTGAGCAGCCCCTGGTCAATCTGCCGCTTTGCCCTGGCCAGGGTCCGGCAGGCCTCCAGGGAGTCCGGCCCGTCGTCATGGTCGGCCAGAGGAAAGTGTCTCAACTGCTCCAGCAGCCGCTTATGCCGGGCGTTGAATTTGATGTACCGGTTTTTGACGTCCGGCTGCAGGGTCTGGATACGTCCGTGTTTGTCGCCGGTTTGGTCGACCTCTTCAATGGGCAGGTATATGCCTTCCTCAGCGCTGCGCCGCGCCAGTTGTTCTTTCATGTACCATTGAAACTGGTTTGTCTCGCAGCCGAACAGGGTGTAGCCGTGCCCGTAGGTTAATTTCAGCCAGCGTTCCTTCTCCAGAATGTCCTCGATGATCCGGTCGGGGTGGCGCCGTTCGATATCAGCGTCCAGCACATACAGATAGCCCGTCTGGCCATCTGCGGCCAAAGTGATGATGGAGGAAAAGTCGCTTTTCCTCTTTTTGCCCTTGCCCCCCAGGGAGGGGTCGACGAAGCCATAGAAGCGGAACCGTTTCTCCCGGAAATCAATGGCTGCCTCGTTGTAATATTCGAACCATTCTTCATTGAACAAGCAATCTTCTGGGTTGATGGGTTCGTTTTGTTCTTCGCTGTTGAACGATGCTTCGCCCTCTGATACCCGCATCACCATCAGGTCATAATAAGAAAGCTTATCTTCCCACAAGACCCTGGTGCCCTTCAGCATCTCTTTCTTATTGGCCTCGTAAAAGGCCAGGGCATCCTGCTCCCGGTTTTCGTTGTCCAGGTCGATGTAAATTTCTTCCCATTTGTCCCACAGGTCTTTACGCTCGGCCCAGGAGATGACCGCTTTATACTTTACCGACTGGTAGGCCGGGTTCTTCAGCACCTTGGAGAGAAGGGAATCGTAGTGCAGAATAGTCCCGATGTATACGATGTCGGTGTAGTCGTCGCCAGCCTTGCTGACCGCCTTGAAGAACCAGTTCTCCAGCTTCTTCCTCTGCTCGGGCGTCCTGACGTTATCGTCATTTTCGATATCATCCAGGACGATCAGCGCGGGCCGCCAGTTCTTGTGCCGACGGCCCCGGATTTTCTTGCCGCTGCCAATGGCCTCAATTTTAATGCCCGTTGCCGTCAGCAGGACGTCCTCACGCCAGGCCTTTTTCCCCTGGAGGTCACCGAAATCTTCTTTAATGGCCCGGTTTTCCTCCAGTTCTTCTCGTATGTCTGACAAGAACCCCTGCGCCTGGTCGGATGAGTCGGAAAGGATCAGGATATATGGCTTGTACCCGTAAACAATGGCGTGCAGTGCGTCCTTGAAGGTCAAATTGGTTGACTTGGCGTGACCTCTTGGCGCAGCTACCGCGCGCCGGCAGCCGGGCAGCCGCCTGATATGCGCCACGGTATCCTCCTGAAGAGGTATCTTGCCCTTGAGTACTCCGTTCTGCCAAATCCGGTCCAGATCACGGTGAAACTCCGGCGTTTCCCTGGTGAAATAATGGCCCAGATAAGCCCGGCCAAAATACTCCAAATCAATGGCGCCGAGTTTTTTCCTGAGACCATCGGGACCTGTGAGCGCCGCCCCGTTTAGATATGCTTCCCACAGTTCCCGCCTGTCCTGGCCGGAACCACGTTTTACGTAGCTTTCAAATAACTTCCTGGCCTCATTATCCAGTATCTTTTCCTGGCTTTGGGAACGTTTTTGATTTTCCTCAATGGCCTCCTGCAGCGCCTGGATGCTTTGGGCCTGACGGTTTATTTTCAGCACAAAAATAACCCTCCAATTCAAGGGGGGTGCTCTAAAAGGTTTTTGTGTTTGAGGTTTTAGCGGCCCATTTTGAAGGTGGCTTGTATAAAACCATTACCGCAGTTTTTTTAAAAGGTTTTAAAGGGGTTTTAAACGGTTTTAAACGGTATCCTTTATATTGGCTTATATCCTTTTTGGGCAAGCTTCGCCCCCCGGATTTTTCATCCGGTCGTCACCCCAGCTTTTACCCCTTTCAACCCGGCCATGCGACGAATCAAACACGAGCGGGTATCAGGTTTTTTGAATGACGTTGACGCCGAGTTCAACAATCCTTGGCTCCCCCAAGATGGTGATGTTTACCCTTGCCCGGAACCGTCTTGCGTCCAGCTTGACAATATAGCCTTCCAGGCCCTTGAGCGGCCCGGAAATCACCGTCACCTTGCCGCCATCCACAAACACTTCGGACAACCCCATGGGATCTTCGTCCATGGTAAGCTTCAGGATCAGCGTGACTTCCTCTTCCTGAAGCGGCTGCGGGCGGCTATTGCCCAGGACCCTGATCACCCCGGGAACGTACCTGATAGCGTAATAATCGGCATGCGTCATCCGCGTTTGGACGAACACATAGCCCGGGAACACTGTTCGCTCCACATTGCGCCAAGTGCCGCTGCGGCGTTCTTTCATCAGACGCCTGGGGACCACCGCTTTGATACCGGCGCCCTGAACGCGGGACATCACTTCTTCTTCCCGTCCGGTCAGGCAGTGGATCACATACCAGTTCATGCCTGTTCCTCCCCGGCGCTGCCATCCAGGCCCTGGCGCTTCTTCTCGTTAAGAAACTGAGTGACCTGCCGGTATAGCTCGGGCCGCTCTTTGGCCAGAGCGTTAAATATGAGTGCCTTGAATTCTTCCAGGCCGGCTTCCTGCTTATCCCGGACCTGCGCGTCCGTGCGCCTTTTATAGGCGGCGGCGCGGCCAAGGGATACAGCGTCCTTGACTGCTTTGTCCATATCCAGCATGGCCCATTCTTCGTCCGGAGCGGAAGATATGCGGTCTATCAGCTTCTGAGCCAAAATACGGTGAATAGCCTCCGTAAAGTCCAGATCCGGGTATTTATCCATCTCCTCCACCAGGCGCCGGAAATTCTCTTGCGCTGCAGCCACCATTTGAATGTTGGCGTTAAACCGTCTTGCATAACGAAATACCGCCACGTAGGATATACTGTACCCCTGCTCTTCGAGGTACTCTGAAATGTCCTGATACGTGAACTGCACCGGATTAAGGATCATCTGCTCCACGGTTTCTTTGATTTCCGGAGGCAGGGCGTCAATTTTGCTCCTGGTGCGCCTGGCCATGCCATCATCCCCTTACATGTTCACGGCGTCGTCAGTTTCAAAGTATTTGACCAGACGGATACCCTTGGCCGTTAAAACCGCCTCCGTTTCATCCGGTTCGGCGTACTGTATTTCCACCTTGGCCTTGCTGTCAATATCCCTGGCTTCCAGGTATCCCGCCTTCTCAAGGTAATTTAGCGACTCAAGCATTTCATCTTCCTGGCCGCGAAAAGCCACCTGCAGGTCAGCCACCTTGAACCACCGGGCCTTGAACACCGTGCTGATGGTCCGCATGATCGCACCGTTCAGCTCGGCGAAGTCATGAGCGACAATCTTGCTCATGAGTTTTTTCCTTTCCCGCTCTTCCTGGTTCATTAATGTCCCCGTCCTTTCATATCCAACAGAATATCGTAGACTTTATCCAGCTTCTTGCCGATATCGGAAGTTGCAAGGATAAAGTCCGTCTTTCTGACAAATTCCTCGGCGGCCTTGTCCCTGTAGTCATAAAACTCTTTCCGAAGCTCACCCAATGACTGCTCCAGCCGCGCGTTTGACTGGTCCAGCTTCTGTTCCATTCGCGCGTTTGACTGGTCCATTTTTTTACCCATGTCATCAATTTTTTTGTCCATCTCGGCGATAGAACGCCGCATTAAAAAGCCAATGATGCCGACAATTACACTGGCCACTGTCGGCAACAATACCCACCAGTTCACCTTTACACCTCGCTTCCGGGCTGGCAGTAGGGGAGGGGGGGTCTTTAGCCGGCCAGCTTTGCTTTTGCTTCTTTCAGCCGGTTAACCTGGGTCTCAACAGTGCTCTCCACATATGCCTGCAAATCTCCCAGGTTTTCTGAAAGCACGTTGACAACGTCAGGCTCCAGCATCTGGAGAACTTCCTGGCAAACTTTTTGGCCCAGGGCGACCAGTTCGGAACGATCCATTTTGCCATCCTTCACAGCCTGCCTTAACTGCTCGGCCACGGTCTGCTCCGTTTTGGTGACAGCCTTTTCCGCTGTATCCTCCAGCCGGTCAATGGCGTGCCACATCAACTGGGATTGGTTCTGGTCTTCGATTTTCCTGGTTTCGGCTTTCAGCTTGTCCGCGCCCTTCTTGAGGTAGTACGATGCGGCGGCTGCGCCCAGGGCCACCAGACCTGCGGCCACATTCACCAGGGCTTCATTCACTTGTGTGCTTAGTTGATCCCACACTACGATCACTCCGTCCTTTTTAGTTTTGGCCTATAGAAATTAAAAACCGGCCTTTGCCGGAATATATCATTTTACTTATGAGATTTTCCACTGAAATATTTCTATAATTTATTTCGTTTCAAAATCAAACAATGATATTTGATAATGTTCATTTTTGGTAGATTTTTTGCTTTTTTCTTTCGGTTTTATATCTTTTACAAGCTGCTGCACCCTTCTTACTGATATCCGGTGTTTTCTAGCTAAGTGACGAATATTGTATCCGGTGAACTCCTCCTGTATTTGGCGGTTCCTTATCTGGCGGTTTACGGAGGTAAGGCGAGGAAGATAGAGGGATTCACCGCCAAGTTTATTCGCCAGTATCAGCGTGTTTTCAATGCCAATCAGGCTTGCAATTGTCATATAAGGTTCGGGAAGATCTTTATATGACTGAATTTCCTTGAGCAATTTGTTTTTCAACACCGCTACCTCCCATCATGCCAGGTTTTTAA